GCAGATCATCAACGCTGTACAGTCGATGGGATGCCAAATCGGCAACCAGATCGCCTCGTGCTGCTGCGATCTCAGGGAATCCATCACCAAGATGGGATACGAGAGCCAGCTCGCAACGGTCAACCAGACCAACACGCTGCAATCTTCGGCAAACACGCAGTTCAACATTCTGGGTGCCAAGATCGACGCGCAGACGCAGATCATCAACGACCGGTTCTGCCAACTGGAGATGCGCGAGATGCAAAACAAGATCGACACGCTCCGCCAGGAGAACAGCAACCTTGCCCTGGCCGCTTCGCAGCAGGCACAGACGGCCAACATCGTCAGTCAGCTCCGTGCTCCGGCACCGGTTCCTGCATACATCGTGCAGAACCCCAACTGTTGCACGACGCCCACTGTGGCCGTGACTGCCGCCCCGGCGTGTGCAGGCACTTTATTTTAGCAAGGAAAGGAGGCAAGTATGTATCCTTTACAAGCTGACATAAAAGTCGTTGTTCCGCAATTCGTACCTCGCCTCGACATCGGAGGCATATACACGCTCGCCACGACCGGAAAGGCTTCCGCAGAGGCCGAAACCGTGGACTACGGGTTCAACCCCTGCGCCTGGCGTGCACTGCCCAATGAGGGAATCCTTCTATGGAAAGTGCGCCACCCGGTCACGGAAGCCGAGAGTGGATATGCCGTAAATGTCGTGGTTCCGACCTCCGGGTCGGCGAGAAGCACGGTAACATCCCCCAACACCACTACCGGGACTGCCAAAGTTCCTGTAGTGGATAACAAAGGGACGCAAACCGTGGGCAGCGACATCACAAACCAGACGGCGGCAGGCGAGACGAGTGCCTATACGGAGCACCTGGTGTACTTTAACAAGTGTGCGGGAATCTTCCGTTTGCTTGGGGTAAAGTCCACAGCAGGAACCGCACAGGCAAATAGCGACGCAGCGGCGCCGGCAGCGGCAAAAGCAACGAAGTAAAAACCGAAAGACGGGGAGGAGGGCTCCTTCTCCCCTACCTTTCACAAATCATTAACCAAGATGTTTCAGAACTTGAGAAAAGGCTCCTTAGTCTACGTTTTCGACAACAGGGAACAGCCTAAGTTTTATACAGCCAACGTAAAAGATGTATCGGCACCGTATTTCCCGCCCCAAAAGCCTGGGCAATTCTCGCCGATGCCGCAATTCATCAACATCTCGATAGAGGGCAACGAGCCCTGGGGCGTCCCTATGCAAGCGGACATCGTTTCGAAAGACGGCCTTACCGTAGCGACGACACGTGAAGTGTTGAAACCGACCATCATGGAGGCACAGCAGGCAAGCCGTGACATCGTGGAATCATTCGACAGACACAAAGCCAATCTGAAGGTCTACGATGAGATCCTGATGCAACTCGATCCCGAAGCTGCGCGTTCAAAAGAGCTCGAAGCCGAAAACAGGGAGTTGCGGAAAATGCTCGCTGACATGAACGAACGGCTGAGCCAGATACCGACGGCGGAAGAACTGAGGAGCCTTGTCAAGTCTGAACCACCTGCAAAAACAAAGTAACTATGGGTTGGAGAATCATAGGTGAAGGCCGTGGCGGCTTCGGCGGCCACGAAGAGGAGATGGAGCGAGAGCTCCGACGCGCCTACGAAGAAGGCTTTGAAGAAGGCCGGCGTGAAGGCCGTGGCGGATACGGTGAGCGTGGCGGCTACGGACAAGGTGGCGGCTACGGCGAACGTGGCGAGTATGACCGCGGCGGGTATGAGTATGACGACGCCTACGGCGAACGCCGTGGCGTAAGGGGTACAGGCCCCTATTCGCGGTATCGCAGGCGGTAAACCGGAGGGAGGGGGCCGCAGTGCCCTCTCCTATTTTAAATCGAAAAATATGGACAGGTTAGATACACATGAAAACTTCCCGGCAGGGTTCCGGGAATATCTCGAAAATTACGGTTGGCACTTTTCAAAGAAGATGTGCGAATTCGCCGTATCCCGCATGAAGGACAGGAACGGCAAGAAGATAGAGCCCTATTCTAAGGATAAGGTGGATGCGCTGCTCAAGCAGTACGGCATCGAACTCAAAAAGGATAAGGGGTATGACTGCGTGTACGTCTGCAACATGGCATTGTCGGATTATTTCGGGTCGTCGATACCCAATCCACAATACCTGGCGATGTTCATACGTGACTATATCGACGATGAAGACGGATACGACGGCTTGCCATTTACACGCTACTATGCCGATACCATCGGCTCGGGAACACCCATTCTGTGGGAAGAGATGATGTAGCCATGGAAGAATATCCCCAGATCAGCGAATTCACAAACGACAACGGCGAAATAAATGAAAAATATCGCAACGCTCGTCCGTAACCTGCCTGCCGACAAGTACCAGGAACTGGCCGGGGCGGTGAACGACGTATTCGAGAACAAGCGCTTCAACCGGGCGCAACGAAGGAGACTGGCGCGAAACTGGCGCAAGTACGGGAAAAGGGAGGAAAAATGAAGATTCGGGACTTGAGTATTCACAAGTATGGATGGACGTTGCGCATATATTATGCCGTGACGTGCTACTATACGGGCGAAATACTCAAGTCCCTTACCGACATCGGATGCCCCGATACGGTTCTTCATCGCGTACAGGGGAATATGGTGAAGTGCGAAATGGATACGGGATTCACCTACTCCAACAAGGAGCATCGGCAAAGTGTCATCGTAATAGGGATGCACTCCTCGCCGTGGGAATTTCTTAACAGCTTTGAGCACGAACTGCGGCACCTCGTAGACGATGTAGCCCTTACTCTCGGCCTGCCGATGGCCGGAGAAGATGTAGCATACCTTACCGGCGAAATAAACCAGGCACTATGGGAAGATGTGCACCAATTCACCTGTTGTAAATGTAATGGACATGGAAAAAGATGACACCCAATACTGGATGGCGATGCTCGAAGTGAGCGAATGCTGCACACCCATATTCGCTGCCGTCGTATGCGAGTTGATGAATACGATGTAGTTATATTTCCGGGATTAAATCAACGGCTTCACGCTTCTTTTCGTAGAGTAATATATTATATATAATGTAAATCAAACACTTAGATTATATTTGAGGAAATCAGGTAACAAACGAGTAACAAAAAGTATCCAACAGACCCTTTGCTACACAAATCTCGCACAACAAATATACTCAATTTTTATTATATACATATTGTGCGGCTTGTTGCTTTACTTCCTCATCCGTAGACACTCTAATTTGAAGCATCCAGTTTTCTAATTCTTTTTTGTTAAAGTAGGTTGATTTGCCTTTTTTATAATGAGGAACTTGTTTTTTACTGACGAGACAATATAAGCGAGATTTTGACAACCCGGTAAGTAAAGCTGCATCATCCATATTTAAGGCGCTTTTAGCTCCCAACAATAGATACTGCTTTATACTCTTTAATTCTTCATAAATATCTTGTTCCATATCCACCTAATTATTTAAAATGGCAACTCCAGCTGCCGTCCGTCAATATGATCTCTTTCCTTTGTTTTAAACCTCCGCCACGAAATAGGCGGATTCGGTTCCCTGTATTTACCCCGCGTGGCTCGGCGCCTGCCGCGCTGCGCCCGCAAAAACTGGAGCTTCCTCTTCGCTTGGTTGATCCGATGATTGCATATGCCGTGTATAATTATCATCAGTTCTTCCCGGCTCAGTTCATTTGTCCATACCGTATAGTCGGCGATAGTTGGCCGCCCTTCCGCCCTTCTCCCCATTTGCTTTTATCGAAATAAGTTGCTACCTTTGGAGTGATGTGTCAAAGGTGGGGCTTGAGAGCGCCACAAACATAAAGGGCTCCGGATCAGGGAGCCCTTTACATTGCCGGTTTGATTCCGGTAAAGGCGATCATAACTATTATTGCCAGTATTACGACCAGCCAAACTATTATGGTTGTAGGCCTTTCATTATATTGCTTTTTCATAATTTCTTCTCCGTTTTCTCCAGCTCTTCAAGGACGGCATCAGCGTATGATACGGCATCGGCTGCTACGGCTTCGAATACTGTAAGGTTCTCATTTTTCTGCATTTTATCTTGATTTTGCGAGAATCTCGCTATTTCAACAATTCGAACTCGAATTGTACCACTTCGGTTTTGGGAATCTTGTAGTGAAGGTTATTTCATTCACTTCCTCGCATTCGATCATATAAGCCTCCGGCCATAGCCCCTTTATTTGCTCGACATTTTCGGCATAGGCGACAATAACGAAAGCGTCGACGCTTTCGCCCGTACACCAATACGGATACTTGATCGGCCATTTAACTGGCCGATAATCGTTACCGCAATCTTTGAATTTGATATAGAATCTTGCTCGTATCATTTCTCCCTCTTTTTGAAATGTTCGATAATCTCCTCAACCGTGGCCTTACGGGCGGGGATACCGACCCGATGCTCCAGCAAGCATTTTTCGAAGCTCCCAATGGGTGCATACAGCCCTTGGTTTACCCATGCCTTCGCTTCCTCCGCGATAAACCACTGCTCGCGGTCGTTCTCGTCGTTCATCGCTGCCAACGCCTTGAACAGCTCGATATTCTCGCCGCAGTCTATGGCAGGGTGTCCTTTGGCAACATTTTCAGCCTTGAACTGGTCGATGGAATATCGGGTTTCCTCGTCGTAGTCGCAGATCCCGTGCACCTCGTAAGCGATTTTAAGCCGATCAATCCCACAGCAATGCAGGGTGTTACAGCCTCCAAACAAGCAGCAGGAGCATACATAATACCCGATTCCTTCCAACCATTCAGTCAGCTCCTTTCGCTTTTCCGCATCCTCGACACGGACAAAGCATGGGGTTGTGAATTTCATGGCTCCTTTATAAACGATATACCTACAACACAGCCTTCGGCATTACCCTCATTCGCAGCCTCGACAACCGCATTCGGCATATTAGGCACATCAACTACATAAGTTTCACGTACTGTCTCTATATCACCAGTAAATTCATACAGACACTTAGGTTTACACGGTCTGCATATTGTAATTGCTAATTTCATACTATTTCACCAATTCAAATTCGTAAACCACCACCCACGGGTTCCGATCCCATGTTCCACGGCCGGACACCTTGTCGATAAGAGCGGCAAAGGCTTCTCTGGGTGATTTATAATCACAGATCAGGAATTGTTTTGTGTCTATAAAATAGTATGGGTATTCTAATGCTTGCGAACCTGCATACACTCCTTCCTTTATGCACTCCTCGTCCGAAATATCCCGCAACCGCTCGCAGCGGATTCCGATGATGCGGATTTGGTGGGGCATTAGGTCAGCACGGACGAACATTTTGTTAGTACTTCCGGGCACAAACGCCAAATCCGTAAATTCCCGCACCACATCGTTGTAGCATTGCGCCACGGCCACGACCTCGCCGACCTTGTAGCGCAATTTCACGATGATATTCTCCCCATTGGCAACTGCATATATCTTCCCATCTTTGTCGGGGAGGACGCGCCCCATAACCATGTTGACCGGAAAGTCGATCCCAGCCATAATTTGCGTCGCCCTGGTCTTGCGTTCCTCGATAACCGCGTTTGTATGATGGTATCGGTCGTTAAACATTATCTTCTGCATGGTTATTCAGTTTTAAGTAATTCCGGGTTGTCATGAATATTACCTATTTTCGTAAATGAACAACACCAAATTTCCTCAGGTTCATTGTTCGCATCTACAAAACAGAACATCCGATCTCGATAGGCAATTACGCTACGCATATTGGTTTTCATGAGATTTTCCCATTCTACTATATCTCCCTCCCAAACTTCCTTGCCGTTCTTGTCTTTAAGCCCCGTGTACTGGCTCACGGTGGCGGAATCGACCTCTACGCCTCCATAGTTGCAGAAAATATGCGGTTCGCCTCCGTCTATGAAAATAATACCTCCATAAACCCACTCCCCGTTATCATAGCGCTTGCCTCTGAATTTAATTTCTCGCATAACTATTCTTGTTTGAGGTTGTTAATTCTGTTGATCTCGGTTTTCAGGAGTGCTTCCGCATCACGAATACCACTCTGCAGTTCCTCCAGACTGGCTATTTGCTATTCGTCTATCCGCGGGCATCCCCGCAGCCAGCTGTCGTAATTCGGGGTTTCCAATTTGCCGTCACAAATCCCTCCGACACGCATACAGTAGTCGTAGTACCTGATGTATTCCTCCTCCGGAGCGTCACGGTCGATGTCCGTCAGCATATCGGCCATGCTCACGAATAGATCGCCGACCTCTGCAATTCCTCCGGGGTCGTCGCCTACCCACGCATCCGGCTCATAATCGTAGCCGTGCTTTTCGCAGAAAGCGGCCAGATAGGCGTTGCAGGCCGCGTTGTAATTCAGTCTCAGCTCTTCGCATGACATTCCATTTGCCGTGAATATCTTGCTTTCCCTTTCTGCGATCATCTCAATTCCTGTTTTCATTTTTTCTTTCTCGTGTTGAATTTTACCATCAATTTGTTCGCGTTTCGCACATGCTTGCGCATGTATTTAGCGAAATCTTCGTCTGCCGATTCAACCCCTCCCTCTGCCATTGCAATTACCTCGGCAAGGGCTTGAAATTCGTCATACGTCATAAACACATATCCGCCTTTAGGTTTAGTGTAATTCATCTCTCCTTCGTTTTAGCTCCGCAATGCGGCGGAGGTCATCGCCTTATTTTTTCGGCAAATTGCTATATCCGTCGCTGAACATCCAAATTCCCGCAACAGTAAAAATAACGTGCAGCGCAAACCTCCACCAATCCGCCACCGAGTAGTCGTGTTGCGCTAAGTTTCCCGCAACAAAGGCGATCAACAGTCCGCCTATTGTGTCAAATGATGCTTTTGTCATAGTCTTGCCTTATTCTTGAATCTCCCGCCATCCGATAACCATATCATCGTCAATAGCTCCATTGTTCTCGTGCCAATGATAATTCCGTGTCTCATTTGCCTTGTAGAAGGCTATGCGGTATTTTGTGCATAACGTTGTTTTAATTAAAACATCTCGATTGCCATCCGGCAATTCCTCTTTTGGGTCGTACCAGCGCGTCAACTCTTTATGCTCATCTTCAGCACCCTGACAATATGCCGCAAAGGCCGCATCGGCTCGTTCACCTTTTAAGTCATGTGCATCTCGTCGGTATTGATGCGCGTATTCTTGCGCTCTTTCCTCAATCGTTTTCATTCTCGTTCAGTTTTTGGATGAAAGCTCGGAATGCTATACAACTATTCGACTCTATTCCACATTTATTTTCTACCCTACAACCGCAATCTTGGCAATACGCCTCAATCGCTTTTGCTCTCATCCGCTCCTCGGCCTCCTGCTCGGCAAGCTCGATAGCCCGTTTTGCCTCTATTAGCTTAATATCGCATTCTCCCGGACAATCGGGATACATCATCGCTATCGGTGTTACCACTTTCAACAAATATTGTTTTGCTTTTTCGCTTTTCATGGTTAGTTATCTTTTGTGTTTAACTTTTCGATTCGGGATGCAGGAAATCCAGCCCCCAAAGGGTATGCGCCGCTTCAAGTAGTCCGGATCATCCTCATGGTTGTACGCCTCGGTCTCGAAGCAGGTGTAGTAGTACGCGCCCGGATAAGGCGGGATAATCACTTCGATCAGCCACGAAATGCCGTAGCAAATCCATCCGGCGAAGAGAATGCCGACCACCGTAAGCACCCAGCCCCACCACGCGAACGAGTAGCTGATGGCGACGGGCAGGAGGATTGCCGCGGACAGCACGGCCAGTTCGATCTGCTGGGCGCAGTGGATTCCTTCATGGCGGCGCGTAGTCTCGTCCATGCTCCACGCCATCGGCTTCCGGGTAAAAGACCACAAAAGCCATGTTACCCAGTTAAACCCCTTGAACGGGATCAACTTGTTGTGAACTTCGATAGGTAGTTTCATCACAGGTTCAATTCATAGCCGTTAGACACTATCCACTCAATACGGTTGCACAGAAGTTCTATCAGGTTATCGCCCATTTCATCCCCAATATTATCGGCTTCTAATGGGGTAAGTACGGGGGTGTAACAGAATCTCCATCCACCGCCAACCACTGCTTTCAGTGTCAGTTCGTAAGTGTTGTGGGCGTCCTGAATCACATTCGGAAGCACCTTTCCCAGCTGGTCGGCGACAGTAAAGGCGGGGATATATCCATCGGGAAACTTTTGATGTAGAATAGCTTTTGTTTCAGCATCAGTTTTCCATATCTTGAGATTGTAGGTACTTCTCCCTGTTGCAATCCATGCCATGCTCGCCTTCTCCGCGGGCACTCCCAGATCGATCAGCCGCTTCGACTGCTCGATGCTCGTTACTTGGTCTTTCATAATTTGTAGTTTTTGAATTCAACACTCTTGAAAATAGCCTTATGGTTACACCAACGCGCCAGCCGTTTTTGCTCCTTCGTCGGCTCAATGTTATTATCGAAATCCCGGTAAGGCTGGGCAAACGGGCAACTTTCAATTTACGCAGGGCGTTGATCCGCTCCAATGATTCATCGACATCTTGTATCAGGCAGTAGACGAAAATGCGATATGGCTTGATACCTCGGCGTCCCAACTCTTTGACACACTTTGTAACCGCCTCCAGTTGGGACATCCGGTCGCAGGCGAACCGAATATGCTGAATCCACTTCGCCCGCGCCAGCAGGTCGAGGATGTAGGGATCATCGCACGCCCTCCGGGCATCCAGCCCTTGGTTGAAATCAACCGCGATGCCCATGCGGATTATTTCCTCGATCTGTTCCAGCCCAAAGTCCGATGCCAGCACGTTGTTATCGAGCAATACAGCCCGGCGCTTGTCGCCGATAAACTCCCGTAGCGGAGACGCGGGCCGGATGGCTCCTTCTTTGTGCGGAACAATGCACCACGGGCAGCGGTTCGGACAGCCGCGGGTAAGGAATCCGTAGGCTTCATTTACTCCGTACAGCGAATAATCCGGGCAAATATGCTCGATCTCACCGGGCAATACCGTCGTATAGTCCCGGAATCCCGTCCCGCCCCGGATCACCTCGCAATGGTAGATGTCCGGACAATCGGGCGTGAAAGTGAAAACCTTCGACATATAAACCCGGTCGTAGCGACCGAACATCGGGTCGGCGAACTCCACCGAATCACCCTGCGATTTATGCCAAGTTGACAGTTTCATCAGCGCGAGGTTCGGGAAGTGGTGACCGTCTATGTCAACCAAACCTATTCGCATAATCCGTATCTCAACATGTTTTTAAATATCCCCATCATCGGAGCTTTTACGATACTGTTTCCGGCCAACTTGTACTGCTGTGTATCGCTGATTCCCGCAGCTTGTATCTTGTTAATGTCGCTATCCGAAACATCCATCAGCCGCAAACACTCGCGGGGCGTAAGGCGGCGGATGCAGTCGGCATAGTCCAGCAGATTGTTTTGTTCCCACGCGCTGCCTGTAATCGTTCCGGGAAGATCCGCTTCGCCGCCTTTGTTGAAGCCGCGTCCCCGCATCAGGATTTTCGGTTCAAGTCCGCCGCCCGATTTCGTCGTTATCGTCGGGCTGATGCCAGTCGGATCGTATACCCGGTATTGCTGTTGGTTCCAGTCCGTTTGCTTCGTTACGCCGATCTGCATCACATAATTATCCTGTTTGCTCATTTTGTGTACTCTTGCATTTATCGTCATGGCAACACCATTAAGATCGGCTATTTTTGCAGGCTTAAACGGTTCATTTCGGCCTGTCTGCTTTTGCAGAAATTTCAGCATTGTTTCGCTCAGATAATACTTCTCGTCTACCTCCAATTCCAATACGTCTTTCAGCCGCTTTTCCAGCCTGACCGGATGCGGGAATTCATACCAGCAGCCGTTAAGAATGGAGAGCATAAATACACGTTCCCGGTTCTGCGGGACGCCGTAATCTTTGGCGTTGAGTATTTCCGTATAATTGACATAACCGAGCGAGCGAAGCCACGATTCCCATTTGAGAAACAGCGGACGGTATTTCTCCGATATGAGGGCTTTCACATTCTCCATCAGCAGGAATTTAGGATGCTTGGCCGCGATCGGCCGACGGCATTCCCATAACAGGGATGAACGGGTGCCCGAATCTTCTTCGAAACCCTTCTGCTTTCCGGCACTGCTGATGTCGGTACACGGAAACGAGTAGGTGAACAGGTCGAAGTTCGGAACGGCGTTCCAATCGATTTTCGTGATGTCGCCGTAATTTCGGCCGGCCAGCTCCGGGAATACAGCATTATGGGCCTTGATCGCCCACTTGTCGATCTCCGACCAACCCACGCACTCGTAGTCCGCGCCGATGTCCCGAAGAGCCATCAACTGACTGTCATAGCCGGAAAAACTTGTGAATACTCGTAATTTCATAGTCATAATCCGTAATAACTCATGCAGCTGTCTTTACCACCCGAAAAGGTGACTATGACTTTCATTTTATCGTTCGTTAAAGGTTAACTGAGGGGACTGGGGCTTTCAAGCACCACAGATGCAGCCCATTCACACGCTCAAGAGTGAAATTATCTTCAAGAGAGCCACCCAAACGACGGAATCGAATGTAGGCCATTGCTTCATCCCGTGTATAATACTTTTTCCCAGATTGCACACTTGGCGGCTGGTCATCTTTAAGCGCCTTGTCGAGTTTTGCGTAACTGACAAAAGCCGTATAGGCATTCGTGTGTTTGAGGTATGCCTGCTTGCTTTGCATGGTAGCTATCAATCGGCGAATATCTTTCACGTTGTAGTCCTGCAACAGCCACACGGCCTGTGCTGCAGTTATGGGCTCGGGCATCGAAGCAATACATGGCGCGTTCGTGGCGATCCATTCTATGAGTTCCACGGCCTCCGTCTCTTTTCCCCCTACAACCCCCTTTTTAGTATCTACCAGTGTGTGTGTATATTCTTCTATTCTTTCTTTCTTATATTCTTTAGTTGTGGTTATTTGTTGGTTATCTGTTGGTTGTTTGCTGGTTGTTTGTTGGTTATCTGTTGGTTGACAACCATTATCAAAACCATCCTGTGCTTGTTGGTATAAGTCATAATTACAGACAGTTATGATAGTATATTTGCGTGTTCCCGACTTGGTTATAAACCCGCAATTATCCAGCTTGTCTATTGCGGTGCGTATTTGCATCTCCGAAAGTCCTGTCTCTTCGGACAGCTGTCCTCTGCTGGTTACCAATTGTCCGCGGTCAATGATTAAACCCTTCCACTTCTTGGCCCGGTAATTTGCCTTCAAAATGAAATGCAATGCCAGCCGTACGCAGTTCGTATCCGGATACCACTCCCAATCGAGGAAGCTGCGGTACATCTTAATCCAACTGTTATTTGAAGTGTTACACATTGCGAATTAATCGTTTGTAATAATTGATCTTATCGGACATCTCCGACCTCGACATTTTGAATACGCTGTGCTTACTGCGTTCAAGTTCTTCAACGACTGCAAGTCCGTATTTTCGGATCAGTACTTGGCGGTAAACTCCAATGCGACCAGCAGAATGCCTGTTGCAAACCCTGCATTGGGCGTGACAATTCCTTTCGTCCCATCTCGTAGACCTGTGAGCTCGGTCTATATAGTGCCCGCAATCGCATGTTTCAGGCGCTATGGGCGCCCCGCAGGTGATGCAGAAACCTCGCCCACCCGGACAGTCTCGATGACGTATAAAAAGGCTGAAAACACGGTCGTATTCCCGTTCTAAATCTGTCATGCGTTATAGCCTATTTGGCGCATCTGCTCCTTCTCGAAACTCAGTTGCGTACGTAGTATGTCTACTTGATGGACACACGTGCGGTTGATCCTGTCGAGCATGTTAACGACCTTGTTCTCCTCGGCACAGGACGCCCGAAGTATTTCTTTTTGGATACTCGGCGCCAGAGGTATCAGGTCTTTCAGCCGGGAGGCTTTCAGCATCGCCAACTCCTGTTCGTATTTCGCCTTCGACAGGAGATAGCCGCTACGCGCCATACGCACACTCAGTTCTGACATGCGCTGTGAAATTGCCTGCGGCTCAGTAGGCGGTTCTGCTTCAATGAAGAGCTGCATTTCCTCGATCTCTTTAAGTTCAGATGTATCCATGGCTTAGAAGGGAAGATCGTCGGGGTCAGATTGCATTTGGGAGGTAGTAGAGGTGCATGAAGCCTGGGATTCCCTGCGCCCCAAAATCCTGACCGTATCGGCCATGATCTCCGTGATGTATCGTTTGATGCTATCTCGGTCGGTATAGTCGCGGGTTCGCAACCGACCTTCGACGTAAATCTGCGCCCCCTTCTTCACGTATTTATCCACGATATCCGCGGTATTGCGCCACGCCACCACATGATGCCACTCCGTTATCTCCTTTACGGTTTTTGTTTGCCTGTCGGTGTAACGGTCGGTCGTCGCCACACTCAGGCTGGCAACCTTGGCGCCCCCGTCCAATACACGAACTTCGGGATCAGAACCTACATTCCCGATGATGATGACCTTGTTTACCATATTTTCGTTGTTGTTTTTTGGCGAATATTTTTAACCTGCGGATGGCATCCCACTCGCGCGTGGATTGTTCAGGGAGCGGACGAAGCATATCAATCGCCCGAATCACCCTGCGCATATCGGAATTGGATACATTCATTGCAGTGGTTTTTTAAAAGTAGTCTTGATAATAGTCTTGCTCGACCTGGCGGGCGGGAACAACACTTCCCCCGTCTCCGGATCCGCCAAGCCCGATGCAGGCATACTGCGCAGCATCATCTCCCGCTCTTTGATGTCCACTTTTAAAGCTTCAAGCGTTTCATACATATCTCGCAGTTTGCTGTCGCCGCACATAGAATAGTCGTATTTTACGCCCGATTCGGCCTCCTCCAGCCGGCAGTCCCCGAACTGGTGCGATTTGCCATATTTAGACAGTTCGCGGAGTGTGATATCACGCACCTGCGTATCGTCCTTGAATTGCTTGATCGCATTCTCCATGCGGCTGATCTGGATATGCGCCTCGATAGGGCTGATGTCGCCATTTACGACGGCGCTGATGGCCCTGCCCGCGAGATCGGCAATGGATGCCGTATCTCCGAATAGTGTTATCTGCTGATTCATGCTTTATTTTCCCTCGTTAAATTGTAATATTCGGTAACTTTGACATTGACTTTCGGAAGCATTTCTTGATCGACGATATACTTGGACTCCAAGAACCCGGCTAATGAGAATCGCTTATTGGCTCCTTTGGCGTTTTCCTTAGCCTTGATTATCTCTTCGAACAAGTCCAAAGTCAGCAATTCGTCAGTAAGCGTAGGCTTGGAAGCCGGGCCGACATCCTCATGCCGAGACAGCCGGTCTACGTCATCTTCATCAGTGGCTATATGAAAGTATTTGAGAATGAAATAACGCTCCCCGTAGGTCATTGCCGAGCCTACACCTTTGTCCCAATCATTCTGCCCGTTGGCGCTCCATTCGCATACATCCTTCTCTCCGGATTCCACGTCAATCCAAGTGAAACGCATCTTTACACTCGATAGGATTTCGGATTTAGGTCGCTGATCCCGGCCTACGGTATAATCCTGACGGATATTTGTGATGTCGAGAACCTCCGTTTTGAGGATCACACCGAGTTCGTCCATCTTGGGACGGACGATGCCAAGTACTTTCGAACCGCTGATGTACTTGTAATTATTTCCATCAGCATTCGGAAGCAACGCCCTGACGCTCCTCTGGATTTCCAGCAGTTTGCTATAGATTCCCATGGTTATAAGTTGTTTTGTTCTCCGTATTCTTTTAGCCGGTGCAACTGCCCGGCGTGCATGCCACCGTCGATATCCTTGACCTCGATGATTTCGATGGTATCGCGGTCTACTTTGAAATAGGTCTCGCAAATATCCATATAGCTGTCACCACCTTGTTCTTCGTGGACTTCGTAGTGATGGATCGCTTTGATGTCGTATATTTTGTAGGCCACCGTATAGACCCGCTTGTCTTCGTCACCGCGCATATCCTTCTGAATGGCTTCGCGGATAGCCCGATAAATCAACTTTAGGTCTACCTCCATCAGCGTTCTGGCCCTCTGGGAGAATGGCGTCCGCTGACCCGTTATATGTTCGCTCGGAATATCATAATACTCTTCGAACGTCAGCACCGGGGACGTGGTAGTCGTGTAATATTGCGTGTCCATGAGCTATCGTATTTCAACCCGGTAAATACGGGGCTTGTTCTCGTTCTTCAATGCTCGGTAGATGGCCTTGGATTGTATCCGGACAGCCTTTGACCGCAGGCGGTATTGGGCTCGCCAAATGCGCCCCTTTATCGTCGTCCACACGCATTTAACCGTGATTTCCGTAAACTCATTCATGGCTTTCGAATATTGAGGTTAGCAATTTTCCAATCTCCTTTGCGCGGTGCTGATTGGATAGCACCCAGCCGAATACCACGGCAATCGGCGCGATGAACGCCAACAAGGTGATAAGATGTGCCATAGCGGCCTGTTTTAACGGTTGGACTTGGAGGGGAATACCCGGCTTACGAGTATGGTGCCGACAACGACAGCATACGCGGGATAGAGCACGCGGAACTGAGCAAGGAAACAGCCTAAAGCATGCTCCTCGCACGTGGCGCGGATAACGTTGGTGTAATCGACCCTATCAGATGAAAATAGGGGTTTGTTGGCCTTCAGATGGCAACGGTAGAATGCGGTGCGGCTTTTCTTCGCGCGCGGTGTGGTCTGGGTGTTATTTACCCGGGTACCACTTGTGTTGTTCTGTCGCATTTGTTGAACACAAGTTAGGTTAATGTATGGTATAAAAAGAGGGCGTGCCCCCTAATTCTTGCGACAGAACCACAACTACGTAGCGTAGAAGTGCAACGGGAACACGCCCAAAAGACGTTCGTATATTTCTAATGACTACGTAAAGTAGTTCTGTCGCAACAGCAAAGATAGAAAATCATTTCGAATCTGCAAAATTATTTGCCATCGGCATCGAAAAAAGGTATCGACGGCTTCTCCTTACGGGCGATTCGGTACATCATTTCAGCCTTTGCGCCGTTGATGATCTTACCCGCAATGTTAGCAATCTCCGATGCCTCTTTGATCTCGATCTCTCGTGCCCGAAGCTCTGCATACACGCGGCCCAAATCGGCCGTCAATTCCCGGATGTTCTTAATCTCTTTCATCGTTTTGTTGTTTTTTGATTTCTCGGTATAACTTTAGTTGAATACGTTTGTAGTCGATTGTTTCGGGGGTTACGGGGAGGTTGCAGCGCTTTAGTTTATCCATTAAATACCCGTCAGTCAGATTCTCGCGTTTCTTTCGGTCATACGCCCGGTACATTTCGAGATTAGCTGCGTAATACTTGCTGGCATTCGCCCGGTACTTTTCGAGATTAGCGGCGCGCCACTTACGGTGCTTTTCCCGCGCCTTTTCGGAATTAGCTGCGTAATACTTTCTGGCATACTCCCGACACTTTTCGGAATTGGCTGCGTAATACTTGCGGTCATACTCCCGACACTTTTCGGAATTGGCCGCGTAATACTTGCGGTCATACTCCCGGCACTTTTCGAGATTAGCGGCGCGCCACTTACGGTGCTTTTCCCGCGCCTTTTCGAAATTGGCTGCGTGCCACTTACGGTTATTTTCCCGCGCCTTTTCGAAATTGGCTGCGTGCCACTTACGGGACTGCTCCGCCTTGCATTGTTTGCAAATATGGCTATGACCTAATACGCATTCCTTATTCTTCGCAAACTCTTCCAACGGCTTTTCCTGCCCGCATTTGCGGCAGACGCGGGTAATGTCATCCATAATTTCTTACTTTTAGGGGTTATTCGTAGATAGGACGCCAGCCGACAATACTACTATGGCGGTAATACTATTGCGACGCAGGGAGGATTAGAACAGCCGCCCCTGAACATTATCATCCGGACGCCTCACAGCATCCGCCCACCGCTCGTGTACGAACATCTTTTCTACGCGTTTTATCGTTTTTGATGATGAATAGGTGCATGCTTTGTCAATACTCGCAAAGCATATAAAGTCGTCCGGCATGGAATATTCCGAAACGAACACCGGGAATTCCATGCTGCGCAGCCATCTATAAAATCGTTCATGGTCGAAATCGTCGATATACCCCGACGTGTTAGCATACGGCGGGTCGCAGTATACCGTCGCGCCCGGCGGTATAGCAACATCGCTGTAATCCTTTCGGGACAGTTTCAGTCTTTCCAGACTTTGCAGACTTTTCAGTCTTTCCAGACTTTTCAGTCTTTCCAGTCTTTCCAGACTTTGCAGTCTTTCCAGACTTTGCAGTCTTTCCAGACTTTGCAGACTTTGCAGACTTTGCAGACTTTGCAGACTTTCGTTTAAGGGCGCCCACGGAATAGTTAACGCCGGTAAAATTTCTTGCAACTTCTCGTATTGTTCAGAGGATGGCAACATCCATTGAGATTCGCTAAAATAATGCCTACCCATATAATTCCCAAGGCGTCGGTCGACATCTTTTTTCGTAAGACCGGATAATTTCAGGGCGTTCTGTAAATATTTTCGCAAATACGCTGATTTAACCCGAAAAACATCTGTATGTATCGCCTTTGTATTCAATGTGCCGTCCGCATTGTATTGAGGTGCCACGTCGCACGCTGCGCACAACTTCAGCACCTTTTGCGTCAGCTCTCCTATTTTATCACGGACTTTTGCAAATTCCCGGACAAATCCTTTCCATGCCAACCGCGCGCTCGTGGGCGTTCCCGCGAAAAATATCGCGTGCATGTGTTTTTTGAACCGCTCAACCTCCGGAGCATACATATATGCCTTCATATCGTTCCCAAAGCTCCAGCAAAGACGCACGTAGGGGTCGTCATCTTTGAGACGGAGGAAATCCTCCCGACTGATCCATCGACATTCATTCCGGTATTTCCCATCGATGGCATCACGGAAGACTTGGGGATATTCCGTAATATCGTTTGCAATGAAACGTCCGAATTTACCAGACAATATGGCAGCGTGAGTTACCGCACATCCTCCGGCGAACAAATCCACGAACGTATGCGACGCGGGAAGATTCGAAATAACCCATTTCGCAATACTATTCTTAGAACCCTTATAAGGTAATCCGTAATTCATAACTAATCTAAATTCAATGCCATCCTCCGCGACCTCTCGGCATTCTTGAGGTAGCGAGTTTTGTACTTCTCATTGGCCTTGTCGGGTGTAACCCAAAGCACCGTGTTGTTGTCGAGCCGTAAAGGCACCAGTCCTTTGTCTTTGAGCTCTTGAAGATATTTATTCATGATCGTTTGATTGTATCCAAAAGAAGCGGGGGCTTCTTACTGCCCCCGCGGTGGCGGCGTTACTGTGCTTCGCGCCGCCGATTTGCGTTCTTTATCTCCCGTTTCGTGGGCTTAGCCCGCCTCGGCCTTGCTACTTCCTTCACGCAGCCTCGGATTGTCGAGGGATATACCCTCTGTCAGCTTCCGTTGTGACAGACGCTCAAGCGCCCGATCAAACTCACAACATTAGGGTTAGAACCCCGTTGAGCTACCCGGATTCGAACCGGGAGTACCGCCTCCAAAGGGCGGTGTGTTAACCATTACACCATAGCTCAATAAATGCCGCCGACATCTCCACTCACCCACGCCACCGCGTAGGGCTTTAATGCCGACGGCACACCATCCGCGTGCTTCACAGCAGGCCAATGGCAAATACCAAACTTAAAATGCGATTTGCGGACTATTGGCAGGAATCCGCGACCTGTGGCATATAGTACTCGTTAAACTGTGTCGGCCGCCCGTCTTCCGTAACGGCCTTCTGTTTGTTCGAGCAAATGGAATATCCCATTTTCCGGAGCCGACTGATGATCCGGCGCAGCTCCGTTGTGTGGTACAGCCTCTCAGCCTTGCGAACAGTCAGCCTGCCGCCGGCCTTGAGATAGGCCAGAATTTTATTTTGCGGATCGTGTTTCATGGCCTTTGATGTATTTGCCGTTTTTTCCTCGGATACGGTCGAATTTCCTGAGCCTGCCTTCCAGTTCGTCGATGCGCTTGTACAGGGTATCACGTGCTTGAGTGAGCGCCAATACCTCGTGTTCCCGCTCGATAAGGCGTCCATCCGCTTCATTGCGCTCGCAAAGGCATGTAGCAAGCCGCGCCTCCAGGTCTTCGATCCGTTTCCACATTTTCCACCTGGGCGTCAGGTCGAAGCATAGAAATCTCCTCTTCCTCAAAGTGTTCTTCTCCATAGTATAATTGTTTTAAGGTGTTGCAAATAAGCCGCGCGCACTGTAACTTTAAACTCCATTTCAAAACTGCGCCACCGAAAAGCGCACGCGGGCAAGATGCAGACCTCGCGCCTAAAATGAAATAACCCACTGCTGAAAGAACGGTGCGCAAGGCCTGCCATAGAGCCTGGATAGGCGGTCAAGCCACACCAGGCATAATAATGCTTGATTTATCCCGGTGGTTCTCGCCGCTCATATCATCGCAGCTCGAAGCCTATGCCAGTCTTTCGCGCATTCGGCTATTTGCTTTTGCGGGGCTATCACTTTGAGCCTTGCCCACGGCCCGCCGATGACGCTATTATCGGCCTAACGGATCGCTTTTGCCTTGCAGCGGGGTTAGTGCCAGCAATCAAACCCCTCACCTATGCGGTGGCTATCTTGTAAGTGCGGCAGGATTCGAACCTGCAACCTGCGCCCGGAAATGCGAGGTATTTCAACCTTTGTGCTTCTATTTCGCATCCCTGCACCGCTCTACCTTTGAGCTACACACCTCGTGATGCTATTCCTTTTTGATGTGAAGCCGCTCGACCGGAATGCCTTTCATCTTGGCGATTTCATCCATCGTCACTTCGACAATCTCAGATTCAGGATCAGGTTCATAAACAAGACGAAAACCTAATCTGTAAAGCTCGTCGCAAGTGTAATTGAAAGTCGCATTGCCGTTCTCTATCTTGCACACGACCAATTCTCCAGCACGGAAAATCACCTCCCAAATGTTTGATCCGCTCACAAGCTTATCCCCTACCTGCCAATCCTTGAAAGATTCGGCCTCTTCTTTCGTCGAAGGCCTGATACAAAGATTTGAAACGTCGTTTTTGGTGAGTGCCACCTCGCTACCATCCCCGATGTGCCAACTGTATTTGAAGCCTAATTTGTCTTCGCAACTGGATCCATTACTCACATCTTGGCATAGATAAATACTCCCTTTCTCTACCTGAATACGCCCTTCAACTGGGATGTTGTGGATATTGGCTTTGAATTTCTTACCTTTGCATTGCAGTAAATTTTCCATACTATTTTATTTTTGGTTTATAAGTTTAGTTCTCTATTAACTCTTCCACCCGGAACTCCCGGCCACGGCGCGGGCTTCTTAATCTGCGGCACCGACCTTCCACGTCTTGTGCATGGTAGCGATCAGGTCTATATACCCTTTGTATTCCTCCATCTGCTCGGTACTATAGCCTTCGGCCTCGCCAATTTTTCGGAAATGCTTCTGCCACTCGGAAATGGTGTAGCGTTTGCATCCTATTTGAATAACATCCTCACCCCAATAGGATACTGTATGACGAGATGCGCTGATAAATAGCGATTTCGGAACATCGCACCCGTCGCCCAGTTTGCACCCGTCGCCCAGTTCGCACCCGTCGCCCAGTTTGATATTGCGCGCCTCAAATTCGGCGGCTAATTCAGAAAGTTCATTGTACTGAAAGGGTGTCCAGCCTTTGTCTGAAACCCAGAGATAAAGTGTTTTCATGGTGGGTATGTTTTGTGTTTAAAGTCCGTGGTTGTTAGCCCATATCACGAGTTCGGCAAGCGTTGTCGACCCTGTGCGACGCATAGCGTTTCGTTTGTGTGTTTCGACCGTCAACTGGGAGAGTGACAGTATTTCGGCAATCCGTTCAGTCTTATATCCCTCTTTATAGAGGCGGACAATCTCTTTCTCCCGCATTGTCAGGTTAGTATTAAACTCTGGGTTACAGATTACTTTATAGTATTTGCACTCCCCCACCAGCGGACAAGCAACATTCTCGAAGTTGAACCGGCCGAACTCGTCCATATCGGGTATTTTATCATACATCCCGAAGTTGCAGCGGATGAATCGGTGGGCACACCTGTATTTGAAGTAAGGGGCGTTCGCTTTGCTCTTGTTGTAAATCTCCGACAACGCCTTGAATGCCTTGGGGTAATCCAGTTCAATAACCGAGAACAAAGCATCCGTAAGCTCTTTATCTTCTTCCATGTAGGTGCGCACTCCCTTTTCATCGCGGATCTGCACCTCTCCTTCGGGTGAGTTAAAAAACTCTACGTTATTTAACCTTTGCATGGGTACCTTTGTATGGATAATCTTCTGGGAATAATGCGTCGCCGGGTAACCTATTTTCAGAGAATTTATATACACAGAATGCTATGTTATCCCTGTCTGACTTGTCAGGACGGGTGCGTCCGTGCGCCCATCGCCATATTGTTGTCTTGTCCTTTCCTGTCACAAGACGAATTTCTGCCCACAACTTACTTTTGCGAGTCTTCCCAAGTGTAGAAACATATTCTTGGAACGGCAACTTTATAGCGCGCTGATTTGCAGTATTCATATTCATATTATTTGTCCAGTATTGCCATGATCCGCTCAATGCAGGCGGCCTGCTCCTCGAGTAGTGCCGTCAAGCGGTCAGTCGATTGAATTACTTCGTTCATATTGCATCGTGCTTTAGTCACCATAGTACATTCCTCGGACACCATAGAAACCTGTCGGCACTTTCAGCAGTTCGGGGCGGTACTCCGTGGCCTTCGGCTGCTCCGTCGGGCGGTTCTCGATCTTCGCGGTCAGCATCGCCAACTTCTCGTTGCGCCAAGCCTTGCGCAGGCACTCCCCGAAACTCTTGCCCGGCTGTACCTTTTTAAGATACCAGGCGTTCTTCATGATCTTCGATTTGTCGTAAGTTGCTTTCATCGCGTTGTCCGTTTTTATTACCTTCAAAAAGGTACAATCGTCAAATATTCAGTCCCCACGCTTGCGTTTTTCATCTTAAATCGTATATTTGTATCAGCTTTGTGGGTTTCACATTGCAAATATACTAAACTATTTGAGTATATACCAAAATAATGAAGTATTTTTCAATCAAATAATATTATATAATTACAGAATATTATAAGTACAAACTCTTCATGGCTGATAAACTGATAGATAAGGCCGTAGAATTACTACGAAGCACACAAGACACTCCGTATAAGATCGCCAAAGCGACTGGATTGTCACAAACAATTATCGGCAAATGGAAGAAAGGAGAAGGCAAGCCGAGTAGAGCAAATGCCAGATATATACTCCAATATTTTGGCATATCCAATATGGAAGACCAACCTGTCAGCCAAGGAGGCGAAGACGTCACGCCAACGAAAGCTGAACTAAATAACCCAAAAACTATGGAGAGATTCTTAGATTCACTACTCCGCCAAAACGAGGAGTTGATTCGGCAAAACGGGGCTTTAATTGACCTGTACCGAGAAGAGAGAGCGAAAAGCAAGGGCGATGTCGCCCAAAAAAAAGAGGCATAGCGGTATTCTAATTAGACTAATGCCATCTTCATTAGAGCGGAAGCAATATGATAAAATAGAACCACCCAAAATAAGCTCCATATAATCGAGCTACACATTTAAAGGAGATTACGGTCTCCTTTAAAAATGACCGGGGCGCCCGCAGACTAAAACATAAAAACTTCGGATTATTTCAATAGCACAAACAAATTTTATACATGATGGATTACTACTTCGAAGAACCAGCTCCCATAAAATATGATTTGCTATTCGAGGAAGTAGCAAGATATGCAGTCAATAATGGAGGCATATCCACAACAGAAATTCAGCGAAAATTTGAAGTTGGATTTAATCGGGCTGGGCGCATTATGATGCAATTAGAGAGTGCTGGCATCGTTGGTCAACAACAGGGTATCAATCCTCGAAAAGTATATTTTGATAATATTACATCGTTAGAAAAATACCTTGCGACAGGTGATTATCATCAAGCTTCCCTGTCTGCAGAAGAGCAGGAACGACGGAGAATATTGTTTCAACAAGAACAAGAAGAGCGTGAAAAAGCCGAGATTGCCGCGCGTATTAAAGAAAAATATCGCATACGTCAACTTGAAAAAATCGTACGGCAAGAACTGATCGACAGCGGAGAACTATTCGGTGATGAGCCAAAGCGGCCGCCAATTCCCAGGGAAATAGTAGATGCAGTATATAAGCGTGATGGTGGCCGATGCGTATACTGCGGATCCACACAAAACTTACAACTCGATCACATCATACCTTTTTCAAAAGGCGGGGCGACCACATTAGAGAACATGCAGTTGCTTTGCCAAAAATGCAATGTTGAAAAGTCGAATAAAATAGGATAACATAGTCATTTATGGATAATTATGTTAGTAATATATGGACAGCAATAAGTGCCATAGCCACAGCATTAATGGCAATAGCTACATTTGTTACTATATATTACAATGGAAAACGGTGGCGTAAAGAAGATAAAAGACGCGAATACGATGAAAGGCCTCGATTGGTTTACAGCATTTTTTGCCATGAAAACCTTTATTCGATAAAGATAATCAATGCCGGACTGCGAACTGCATACAGTATACAGTGGAGGATAAGTTCTGATTTCGATGATTTATTTTCGAATTATCAAGATATACAGTCAAACCTTCGTAGTAGTGACGTAAGCGGCAATATACATTTATGCCCCAACGAACACTTTTTAATACCGCTTTTCCCTATTAATCTTGTAGAATATTTGGCAAAAGACAAACCTACTAAAATTGAAAAACTATGTACCGTTGTCGATAGTGAAAAATATGATTCGATACAAAATGAGGCTTTGAATGGTACAATTCATTTACGAGGGCAATATAATCGTCAATATCCTATAGATGAAAATTTTGTTATTAAACAATATTTAAGATTAACCTAAGTATCTAAATCTGTCGAAACAGTGGATTGTTCTTTTTTTTGGGGACAATCCATTTTTTTTGCATTTTCTTCAATCTACCTCTTGTTATTAAAATGCCTGCTCCCACCTTTGCCCTGAGAGATTGTTTTTCATGGCAGAAGGGAAGCTGACGATAAAGCAGGAGAAGTTCTGCAACAAGTACCTCGAGTGCGGCAACGCATCCGAGGCGTATCGTTTTGCGTATGACTGTTCCAGAATGACAGATAATGTGATATCTGTCAAGGCATCTCAATTGCTTTCTAACGGTAAGGTTACGGTAAGGGTAAAACAACTTCAAGCCCAATTAGCCGAAAAAGAACTTATCACCAAAGAGGAGCTAATCCGGCTTAATGTATCCATCATTAATGCCGACGTACTCGACTTTGTCGATGCCGACATGGTTGATATGAAAACCGAATATGGCGTACGGCAGGTTCCCTCAATTTCTTTCCAAGACCTAAAATCTCTTCCGCCTGAAAAACGGCGTTTAATCCAGTCCATAAAGATTGACCGTTCAGGTAGCCCCGTCGTGGAATTGATGGACAAAAGCAAGGCGATAGAAACCATCAACCGCATGCTCGGATACAATGCCCCGGAGAAAACTGCCAACACTGACACTAAAGGTAATGACCTTCCGCAGCCGACATTCAACACAGATCGTTTCTTTCAATTAATACAAATGAGCAGGAGCGATGACTGATTATTCCAGTGTAGGTGACTTCTTGTTGAAGGAAGGGTGTTTGGCATTTACGTCCGTAATGTTCGAGGCTGTGAACAAACAACCTTTTCGGATTGCGCCCCATCATCGAATAATATGCCATAAACTCGACCAAGTACTCCGTGGAGAACACCCGACTAATAGGCTCATGTTTAACATTCCTCCGCGACATTCTAAAACAGAGTTAGCCGTCGTGTCTTTCTCTGCGATAGGATTTGCCATCAATCCGCGTTCCGAGTTCATGCATCTTTCGAGTAGCGATCAACTTACTACCCGGAATGTTACGAACATACGAAGGATCATGGAGGATCCCAATTACCGCGCATTCTTCCCAAATGTCGAACTGTCCAACAATGCCAAAGGAAGTATATCCACCTCAAGCGGGGGCGTAATGTATGCGGCTCCCTTTATGGGTCAAATAACAGGATTTGGATGCGGTAAACTGGGAGCACAAGAATTCAGCGGTGCAATGAGTATTGACGACCCAATGAAGGCGCAGGATAGCTACTCCAGTACTACCAAAGAGCGCATTGGCGAACTGTGGACTTCTACATTCAAGAACCGTCTTAATGACGTTCGCACCCCGGTCATTGTAACAGCTCAAAGGCTCGCTCCAGATGATTTTTGCGGATACTTATTGCAGCTTGAAGGCACGATAGAGGAAGGTGGAGAATGGGATGTTGTCAAATTCCCCGCAATCTTAGATGCAGGGCTACCTACCGAACGTGCACTTTGGGAGGATCGGTTCGCGCTTGATAAATTAAAGCGATACCAAGAAGCGGATCCCTTCATATTTGAGACCCAGTACATGCAGAATCCCAAGCCTCTTGAGGGATTAATGTATCGTGAATTCCGAACATACGACGTTATCCCCTACTCCAAAGATTGCACGCATAAGAATTACACCGATACAGCAGATACGGGAAGCGACTATCTATGTTCGATATGTTACGACGAATTACCCGAGGGAAATTATGTGACCGATGTGCTCTACACAAAAAAGCCCATGGAGTATACCGAACCCAAGACGGCCGAAATGCTTGCAAGGAACAGGACGGAATGGGCTAATATTGAAAGCAATAACGGAGGGCGGGGCTTTGCGCGCAATGTAGAACGCATCCTTCGCCAGATGAACATTACCCACACAACGGTTAGTTGCTTTTGCCAGACCGATAATAAGCAGGTGCGCATATTTACCAAGTCGGCAGACGTCAACAACATGACATTTTTCCCGACAAATTGGGACAAAAGGTGGCCGGAATTCTATCAGGCCATTATGGGATACATGAAAGAAGGGGGCAATGCGCATGACGATGCCCCCGATGCGCTGACCGGATGCTTTGAAAAGCGCAGCACACCGATACAAGACGATGATTTAAGTGATATTAATATTTGGTAAACAATGAACTTTTTAGATCGCCTTTTTACATTTTTCCAAAATAAAACGCTCAATGCATTAGGTGTTGAGCGGGATTTAATGGAGCTTATCAAGGCAAAAGACATCAGCCGGGCTATGTCTTTGATGGAAGATCATGATGTCGAAGTGTCCAAGGCCCTGTGCGAATACAATCCAAAATCCCACGCCGTAATGGGGCGTCGAGACAAAACGAGGAAGGGACAGGAAGATTACCGCACGGAGAAATTGCCCCGCACTCGTCAACGCTATATAAATGAGGTGGAATTGTTCTTCCTGCTTGGAAATCCGATAAAATGGAAGGTATCCGACGAATCCGGTGATGCCGATGCATTTTCGGCTTACAAACAATTCCTTCGAGAAATACGATTCGACAGTAAGATGCGACAGGCTAAACGGCTGGCCGGAGCCGAAACCCAAAGTGCAAAGCTGTATCACATTTACAGGGACGAGGCAACGGGGCTTCCTTGGGTGAAAATAGTTGTGCTGTCGAAGTCTAACGGATATACCTTGCGCCCCATGTTCGACCAATATGGTAACCTCCTCGCATTTGGATGTGGGTATTATTTGAAGGAGGGCGCCGGAACAGTAGAGCATTTCGACATTCATACACCCACTTTTATATTCCGGGGCAGAAAAGCCAAAATAGGTTGGGATGTGACCCCAGTGCTTAATCCAACTGGTAAAATTAACATCATTTATTACAAGCAAAATACGGCATGGGATGGATTGCAGCCCCGAATTGATCGGGAAGAAAGTATTGACTCAAAAACCGCAGACACCAACAATTACTTTGCGGATCCAATGTTCATTGCCACCGCAGAGGTTATCAAAAGTCTTCCCAAAGCTGATTCCCCCGGAAAGGGGATCAAGCTGTCAAGCAAAGATGATCGGTTTGAATACCTTAATCCACCTATGTCGTCTGAAACGAGGCAACAGGAAAAGTCGGATTTAAAAGAATCTATACTTTTCGATACTTTCACTCCGGAGTTCACTCCAGAGAAAATGGTCGGATTGGGGACTTTGTCCGGTGAAGCCATTAAGCGCGCAATGGTTCTCGGATATATCAAGCGTGATAATCGAAAAGAGATATATGACGAACTCGTCGACCGGGAAAAGAATCTCATTTTGGCGATTATGATGAATGTAACTCATATCCATATGAGAGACAAACTCGCCACCCTCAAGATCGAGCATGAATTTTCGGAGCCCTTCAACGAAGACATTACTGCAAGGTGGCAATCCATAGGGAAAGCCTATGCAGATGGAGTGCTTTCACTTGAGGAATCTGTAAAATTAATGGGTGTTGCAGATAATTACCAAGAGGAAATCGAAAGAATTAGGCAAATGAAAGAAGCCTCTGCCACAAGCATTTACCAGGATGCAAAAACAAACCTTTCGACCAAAAAAGACGAGAATTCAAGCATCAACACCTCGGCTGAATAAAACTTTTAGGACAATGAAGGCTATTATACATCAATTTGATCCGCAAATTTATCCTCGGTTAATTTGGGTGGTGATAGGTGAAAAAAGCGCATCTGCAATAAGCGATAGGTTTGAAAATATAACAGATATGGACGACACATCTGCGGCGGATACGCAGAGTACATACGACATCACAAATAAAAGGGGTGGAGTTCTTATCAGGTTCGCCACAAAGGCGAACGCTCAAAATATCCAGTACGTTTGCCACGAATCTACACATGCGGCTATGGAGATATTCGATTATATCGGTGGACGCATTGATTGCAGTAACCAAGAGCCATTCTGTTATTTGGTCGGCGGGATATCTGAATGCATAAAAGAGGCTTTGAATTACCGTACAAAAAAAGTATAAATTTCCGTCCTGCCCATTGTTATTAAAATGCCCGTCGAAATCTTTGCAACAGAGATTAATTAAAATAATATGAAAGAAAAACTTTTAGCACTGCTCCAAACCAAATTTGCAGGGGTGGACAATGCGATCCTCGACCGAATCGCAACGAAGAAGTTAGAGAATGTAACGGACGAAGCGCAATTACCTACCATAGCAGAGGGGATTGGCTTTCAGGACGTGTTAACCAGCTACGGCGACTACCGTGCAGGGGATGCGCAGCAGACCGCAGTCAAGAACTACGAGAAGCGGCATAACCTCAAAGACGGGAAGCCTATCGAGCAACCTGCCACAGGGGAGCGGCAGGCGAATACTACTCCCAGTAGCGAAGAGCCCGAATGGTTCAAAGCCTACAAACGCCAGCAGGAAGAGCGTGAAAATGCTGTAAAAGCAAAGTACGATGCCTTGGAAGCAGCGCGTGTAAAGGCCGAACGGGATTCATTGCTGCGCACAGCGGCCAAGGCGGCAAATATCAACGAATCGGCATTGGATGATATCCTAAACCTCGCATCTGCAATGAGCGAGGAAAATCCGGACGAAGCGAAGCTCAAAGAGAAGTTCGCAGCACTCCAGACGCGATTCGTTGCCGCAGGGCTTGAGGGGCAGGAAACGGCATTCCCCTTCTCCACATCTGAGGCTCAAAGCAAAGAGGAGGCCAAAATGTGGGCTGAAAATCTGCCGGATGCAAAATAAAAACAACAACAAACATGGCTATTAAATTCGAAAAGACACAAGTTAAGGGCGGGTTCCCGGTATTCTGGCGCGGAGAGCGCGAAGTGCTGCCGGGTGATTTCGCCGTGAAGGGCACCTATCCGGAAGGCACGATACTCAAAGAGGGAACGCCTATCAAACTCGATTTCGAGAACATGGAGTGCACCATCTGCAAATCGGCACGAATCGTAGAGGGCGGTACCACAACCAAACCGCGTGTCATCAAGGGCTCTATGTTCCAGATCAACGATGCCGTCAAAGTAGGCGATTCCTCCGGCACCATCAAGAGCATTAGCACCGCCAACGAATCATACGACGAAATCACATTAAGCGCAGCAATGACAGAAGCAGTAGCAGGCGCTGATCTGCTCGGAGGGGATGAAATTCCGGACGCCGTCATCGAAACGACAAAGGAATACACCAAGGCCAATGGATTTCCGACTGTCTCGGCAGCTTATGGGGCGCGAATCCTCAAGGATGTAGCATACCCCATCCCCGAGACTTGGCTGCAAGGCTACAGTATGAAAAACAACCCTGAAATCAAGTACATCAGACAGTAAAAGACAGGTAAACAATGAGCGAAGTATATTATTCTTCTATTTTCAGCGAGCTGACCAAGCAGGTGCAAGCTCGCATCGACGCAGCATCTGAACTGCGCAAGCGCTTGTTCGACCAAAATGTCTACGAGCGTTTTTTGGAGTGGGATACTCCCACGGTAGGGTTCAATTTCGAAGAGATCATCGGATCGTATAATCTGGGCGTAGCAGCTGCCACCTTGGATTCGAAAGGCAAGGAACCCATTATGGGAACTGAAGGCCTGGCTACAATAGCCAAGAAAGTCCTCATTCACCAAATGACCCTACCGATGCCCATTGAAGACTATCGGAAGGTACTTCAGCTGCTGGATTCACGCATGATCTCAGATCAGGCAAAGAAACAGCAGCTCGTAAACCTCATGTGGGGCGGCGTTGAACGGGTCGTGGAATCCGTACAGGCCAAAATAGACATCATCTTCCTAGGTGCCCTCTCGAACAAAGGGGTATTTTCATTCACTCAGGAAAACAACCCCGAAGGAGGTGTGCGAGGCAATATCGACTATGGCATGCCGCAAGAAAACATCGCCACAGCAGATACACAGTGGACGGAGGGCAACATCGACACGGTCGATGTATTCGAGGATATCCAAGGCATTGTCGATGCGGCTCAGGAGAAGGTGACCTTCGACCGCATCCTTCTGGATCAAAAGCGGCTTTCGTACATCCTGCGCAGCAAGAAGATGAAGCAGGTCATCTTCGGCACGGACAAATCATCGTCACCACTTCTGCTGGCCAACCTAAACGAGTTCATGCGGTCGAACGGATTGCCCGTATTCGAGGTGATCCGACGGATGACGCGCATTCAGGACAATGGCAAGATCCGCGAATACAAACCGTGGAATGACAAGAGCCTCGTATTCGTGCCGGAGGGTCGTCTCGGCGTTATCAAAAACGCCTACGCAGACAACGAGCTTCGCCCCGAGCCGGGAGTTGCCTACTCCAACTACGGACGCATCCGCATCTCGCAGTGGGGCAAAGGCGAGACGGATAACTCGAACGGCGTGGAGTTCACGAAGGCGCAATCCATCTCTTTGCCCGTCATTACCGAAATCAACGGTATTTACTCGCTGAGTGTAGAATCGTAGGAGTGCATGACGGTCGCAGAATGCATACATCAGGAGTTCAGCATGGTCGGAACCATCTCCGACTATGGCGTTCGCCGCTTCGCCAGGGAATGGGGTTACGATCCCAACTCCCTGGCGGGTAGCGACCATCAGCAACAACTAATCGCCAAGCGCGTATCCGAATTCATCGACAGCCTGATAATGCACCCTCTGTCGGTAAGCGAAAACGGGCATTCGGTGTCCTGGTCTGAAAGCGCCATGAAGCAACGGGCACAACTGATGCTTCGGCAATATGGCATCACGCCCGGCGAAGAATTGAGCAGCTCTATTGGCCTGTCCTCGATAAAGGATGCTTCGAACTTGTGGTAATATGTATTTCGCGCCCCACATACTCTATTTGAGGATCGATCCTCCCAAACAATACGACGAACTGGGACGTCCGATAGCTATGTCCGAAAGTGATGCGTGGCAGGAAATAGGTGATTGTCGTTGCGACGACGACACAACCATCCGCCTTGTATCAGAGAACGGAGAGGTACGCCAATCGAAATACCACATCGTCTACGAAGGGAGAGGAGTACCCAAAGGAGGTTACGTGAAATGCATTGACAAGGCAACCGGCACAGTACGGGGCGAAGGTACAGTGGCAATAGCCAAGGTAAACAACTATTTCAACGCTTCAGACCTTTGGATATGATTACAACGGGAGACGCGCGTAACATACTGTTCTCGGCGTGTAAGGGGGTTGGGATAAAAGACATGCACACTTCATGGGCGATCCCCGAGGGGAAAGTCGATAGAGAGCGTATCGTCGTCATCACACCACCCGAGCAGACGCCGGACACGTATTGGGAAAATTGCTTTGTTGCTGTAAACCTGTGTGTCCCCGACATCAAAGGGGAAGCGAACCTAAAACGGCTGGACGAACTCGAACGGGCAGCCAAGGCGAGGTTCAAGGAATGGACGTACGGCACTTACGACGGATCCGCATACAGGTACAGGTATGAGAATATCGGCCGCGAAGAAGATGTGAACCTCGGATGCCACTATATCTACATCAGAGTACTATTCAGAGTATTAAACATTAAAAACAACTAAAACAATGGCAAAAGTAATAGCAGTAGGAATCAAGAAGCTGTATTATGCAGACCCTGCGAAGGTCACAGGAGATCTTACGGGTACTCTTCTGGCAACCATCATTAAAGATGTCAGCACGAAACAGGTGGAGAACATCCATCAAGACACATGGAGCATCGAAGAGGAGGAGCCGTCTACCACGGAGTACAGGAACCAACTCACCAATGGCGTATATCGCCAAGACGCCGAAATGGGTAACATCCAGATGTCGTTTACCATCGGGCAATACGACTATGAAACCAAGGCGGCTTTCATGGGCGGCACGGGGTCGGAGACGTCATGGAAGCGTGCGCGAGGTGTCTCGCGCATTGAAAAATGCATGATCGCCCTAACGGAGGACAACCAGTATTGCGTCTTTCCGAAGGCCTCGGTTATCGCCCGCAACACCAACAATGAGGGCGCCGTAGGTATCGGTGTAGCAGCTGCTGCCCTGGAACCCGACAACACGGCGGTCTCGTCGGAATATTGGTTCGATTCTTCGGAGGTGGACGTCGAATAAAAACCTCCAAGCAATCAGCAGTCCAGGGGTGGGAGGCGTGTGCCCCTCACCCCTATTTCTTAAAATCAATCTTATGAAATTGGAGTTTATCAGTATCCGTATCGCATCGAAGGGATACACTGTATACAAGATGTCCCCCATGACGGCAACGCGCATCATGACGGCGCGGGATGTCAACAAAGATCCGGACGAGAGTAAGGCATGTATATCGGCGATGGCGCATAGTATAGCCTTGGCGGTTGTCGGCAGCCGCAACATATTCGCGGGTGTCAGGGTGTGGTTTTTACGCCGAAGATTCATGAGGCGGAGCACATTCAACGAGTTGTTCGACTGTTACCAGAAAATACTGCTGATGATACCCCTTGAGGATATTGCCTCGGTTGCAGCCGTAATGGAGGGATTGTCCACAACAATATCCAAAGACCATGAGTAAATCGGCGGATATTGTCGCCAGGTCATTGTTGAATACGCATCATGCGTCGGTAAAGCTCGGGGTGCTGACATTCCGGGTATACCAGCCGTTCGTGAAAGATTTGGCAAGGGCATTCGCCGGAGGGAAAATAGACGTTTCGATCTCCGGAAGGCAAAAATATTCCATGGAAACAATATCCAGGCTGCTTTTCCGGCACTCATGGTGCCAGAAACTATTCCTGTGGTACGCCAAGCGGTATGCCACCTGTGAAGAGATTTCCGCCGCGACCATGAAAATAGCCGACATCGTATCGGGCAAAGACTTGTTCGATTCGGTGAAGATCGACAAAACACGCCGGAAAACAGTATCTGAAACCGTCGGGAATAATACGATAACGGGCATTATCGCAACGATGATGGATCAATTGAACATCTCCTACAACGAAGCCTTCCAGGGCATAAACTACCCTACCATGCTCCTCATGATGACCGACAAGGTGCGCACACTCGTAGGGGACGAGGAAAAAATAGTGCAGGGATCGGGCGCCGATATGGCCCGAAGAAGAAGCAATAAGAAAAGAGGCAATAAAGAGCAGCAATGAGCGCATTATCATTCAAAATAAACGCGGAAACCGATAAACTCAAGAGTTTTATTACCATGCTTGAGCGGTTGCGGCATGTTCTGGCCGAAATCCCGGACAGCACAAAGGAATTCGACGTCATAAACCGCAAAATTGGCGAGATGGAGGCGCGTGTCGAGCAGACAATGCGCAAAATCGCCCAGATGGAGCAGCAGGCAATGGATGCGGCGTCCAAGGCTGCCGCATCGGCCACGACCGGAACTGCTGGCGGCAACTCTACGGCAGGAACAGCGGCTACCCGGGCCGAAACTGCGGCACATCATGACCTGCTTAGTGAGCTAAAAGCCGCTAACGACGAAAAAACAAAAGCAATGGCCCAAATTAGGCTATATTCGAATGAGATCGCACGATTAAAAGCGGATGTCGCCGCGCTCAATAAGGAAGAGCAGCAGAACGGGCAATTGTCTGCAAAGAAAAGGGCGCAAGTATTGGACGCTGCCGTATCTATCGAGGAATACAAGCAGGAAATATCCCAATTGAAGCGGGAGCTCGCCAACCAAATCAAATTGGAGAAGGCCGCCGTCGGCTCGATCAACGAAATGTCCCAGGCGCTTACCCGTATGCGTGCGGTGTATAAAAATATGAGCGACGCGGAACGTGAGGGGGCGCAAGGGCAAACGATGCTTAAAAACATCGAATCGCTCGACACGAAGATCAAAGAACTGGATGCGTCGATGGGCGTCCATACTCGCAATGTCGGCAATTATGCCTCGGGATTCAATATGCTGGGATTCCAAATTCAGCAAGTTGCCCGCGAGTTGCCGTCGCTGGCATATGGCCCGCAAATATTCTTTTCCGCCATATCCAACAACCTGCCGATGCTGGCCGATGAAATAGCACGGGCGAAGAAATCGGTTGATGAATTGAAGAAAGCCGGGCAAACCTTCACGCCCGTATGGAAACAGATTGCATCGTCGATCTTCTCCTGGCAAACCCTGCTTGTGGCCGGCGTAACCGTGCTTACCCTTTACGGCAAGGAGATAACCAACTGGGTAGCGTCGCTGTTCAAAGGTAAAACGACGATAGACGCCTCTGCCGCTGCACTCGAACGCTTTAATTCCGCTATGGCTCAAGGTTCGGTGTCGGCTCAATCCGAATTAACCAAATTGAACCTGCTGTATAGGGCTGCGACAGACCTTTCCAAGCCCTATGAAGAAAGAGCCGAAGCGGTCAAAAAACTGCAAGACATATACCCCGCTTACTTCGGCAATATGGCTGCGGAACAGGTTATGGTCGGGAATGCTGTCGGTGCTTATGAAAACCTGCGCGACGCAATTATCGAGGTCGCAGAGGCGAAAGCCGCCCAAGAACTTATTACAGAGGACGCAAAGAGTTTAAAACTTATTGAAAAAACAGGGGATGCCTATACCAACTATTCTCTTGCTTTAAAAGAATACAGAGTAGCATATGCTGCAGCACAAGAAGCCAGCAAAGGGAAGGGCCCAATAACATTTTCTCTCACCTCTGAATCTGCAAGTTTTGAAAGGGCGAAAGCAAATTTAAGGAGGTTTAGGGATGATTTTATTAACGAATTATCAAATCTCAGTAAAGATGGTGATGACCTTTGGAAGCGTATAAACGAAGGCTATGAAGGTGATGTCGATGCATTTATTGCAGCGATAAATGCCGGCATCGAAAAATTGACCCCCGCAGCAGAAAAGCTGTACACCGCCTTAACGCCGGATGAACTTAATGCAAAGGCGGAAAAAGCCCGCCAAGAGGCCGAAAACGCAGCAAAAAAAGCCGCATCCGATCAAGAGCGCAATCTAAAGGAGCTCACCAAGCAATTGCAAAAGCTCCGGGATGATGCATTGCAGGCCGAAGTAGATTCTATGAAGGAGGGCACGGCCAAGAAACTCGCGCAAATAGACCTTGACTACCAGAAACGCGCCCGTGCCATACAGGAGGCAGAGGAGCGCATCAGGGAGTTGCAAGGTGGGGAATTGACCAAGGGGCAGCAAGCCCAAATAAAAGCCTTGAACGATGCCAATAATGCCCAGCGTACTGAAGAACGGGCAAGCGTTTCTTCTATTTCGATAAGCCCCGAAGGGTTGGCATCTACAATCAATAAGAATATACAATCTTGGGACGAGTATTTGAAAGCGTATGGAACCTTCCGGGAAAAACTACAAGCTACAAAAGACATTTACGACCGTAAGATCGAAAATGCTGGCAGCATTGGAGAGCGGAAGGCACTTGAAGCCGAGCGAGATGCAGCAGTAGCAGAAATTGAAGTACAAGCCGGGCAATGGGTGCGAGAATTGACAGGCAAGACCATGGATGAATTATCCGCCCTGAAAGCAGAGCTGGAGGCATCGCTACAAGCACTGGAATCCGAATATAATGCCCTCGATTCATCAGATAGTGCCCAAGGACAGAAATTGCGCGGTGAGATCAATCAGACGCAAGCAAAAATTAATGCAGTAGATAAAGCTGCTTCGAGTACAAAATTAGCCCCCAAAGATAATGCGATCAAGAAATGGCAGCGATTAGAGAGGACACTCGGTGATATTGCAGATGGATTCGAGGGTATTGGTGATGCCGTTGGGGGCACTACTGGCGAAGTCATTAGTGCGGCGGGCGAAATTGCAACTAATGCAGCCAGTATGATTAGCAGCATTGTCACTCTTACTGAATCGTCGGCGGCAGCTATTACAACGACATCAACAACCGCCGCCAGTGCGATCAAAGCTGTTGAGCGAGCATCCGTTATTCTTGCTATTATTCAAGCGGTATTGACAATAGCAACTAAAATAGCCAGCCTATTTAATAATGATGATGAAAAACAAGCGGAAATAGACCGACTGCAAGGTAGAATTGAGCAACTGCAATGGGAATTGGATAATGCCAATGCAATTCGGCTCCAAGAAAATTCTTTTAATGCTATTCAGAAGGTAAAAGACGCTTATAATGATGCGACGAAAGCGATATTGAGCGCATACGGAAAACTAAGCCCCTTCGGGGAAGCCATCGTTAAGCGAATCAATGCGGCTAAAATAGAAGAAAAGGCAATCAAAAGTATAGCAGATGCCTATTCAAACCTTAAATATACAGACAGCAATCTTCTGGGGGGAAATAAGTTTAGTGATACCCGAGATAAACTTAACAATCTTGCAGAACAGCAGTTGTTGCTTCAAAAGCAGATTAATGCAGAGAACGACAAGAAAAAAACGGACAAATCAAAGATAAAAGAATGGGAACGTCAAATTCAAGAACTTGGAGAAGAAGCTGCTGAAGTAATAAATGAGGTTGTAGAAACTATTATCGGCGGCACGGCAGAAGATATTGCAAAAGAGCTTGGCGATGCCTTCATAGAAGCGTTTTTAGAAGGTGAGGACGCCGCTAAGGCCTGGGGTGAAAAGGTAGACGAAATTGTTGCTGACATCATGAAACAAATGTTAGTCAGCAAATTTGTTGAAGAACGTATCGGAGATATTTTTGACCAGTATAAATCCAAATGGTTCAAGGATGGAGTTTTTGTCGGGATTGACGGTGTGATTGATTCCATGGGAAACTTTGCTGACGATCTCAACAAAGTTGGTGAGGAATTTCAAGCTATTTGGGACAGCCTTCCCGCTGAAACAAAGGAATTACTTGGGAATGCTGGCGCAGCTCGTCAGGAAGCCACGGAAAGAGGCTTTCAAACAATGTCGCAAGATACGGGCGATGAGTTAAACGGCCGATTCACGGACATTCAAGGCAAGGTTACCGACATCCGCGGCTATGTAATGGCGCAGACGCAATCAATAATCGGTCTTTTAACATCTATGGCCAATATTGAAACAGCCATGTACGCAAGCGTACAGGTAAATAATGAACTGCTCCGATATGCTGTGATGACCTACATGGAAATTGTGGAAATAAACGGCAATACAGCAGCCATGAGAGTTGCATTACAAGGTATTCAAGAGGATATTGCCGCAATCAAGCGCAACACCAGTGAACTATAA